ATCGAGCCGTTCACGTCAAAGTCGGTGGGCAGGGCTGTCTGCATATCGTGGGCGAGGTCGCCCATGACGCCGTTGATGTCCTCTGCCATCCCTTCTGCGGCTTTGACTGCTTCATCACCGTTGTCGTCAATGGAGCCTGCAAGACCCTTGACCAGCATTTCACCGACCCATGCCATTTCCTTGGAGGGAGAATGGATGCCGAAGAAGTCGCAGATGCCGTCCCAGATGGAGGAGATCCACCCGGACACCTTATCCCACAGCCACGAGGCAAGCTGGGTAATACCGCTCCACAGTCCCTTGACGATGTTGCCGCCGATTTCCACGATTTTATACATCAGAGAGCCGAAGGCTTTCACGATGCCCGCAATGATCTGCGGCACGGCCTTGACGATCTCCACGATGATGGTGGGCAGGTTTTCAATCAGGGCAACGAACAACTGAACGCCTGCCATGATGATCTTATCGATGTTTCCGACCAGTGCATTGACAATGCCGGAGATGATTTGCGGAATCGCCTGCACGATAGTCGTGATGATCTGCGGCAAAGCCTGTATCAGCGAAATCAGCAGGTCGATGCCTGCCTGAATAATGAGCGGTATGGCATTCAGCACGGCAGTGATGATTCCATCAATGATTTTCGGGATTGCTTCCACGATTGCCATAATGATATCCGGCAATGCGGCAACAAGCGAGGTCAGAAGTTGAATGCCGGTTTCAATGATCTGCGGAATGGAGTCCAGCAGAAAAGTGATGATCCCGTTGATGATCTCAGGCAGAGCGGCAATCAGAACCGGGATAGCGTCAAGTAAGCCTTGCGCCAAGCCTGTAATCAGCTGAAGCGCTGCGTCCAGAATCATGGGCAAACTGTCAACCAGTCCTTGCACAATCGTGACAATGGCCTGCACTGCAGCGGGAATCAGCGTGGGCAGCGCATCCCCAATGCCTGTCACCAAGGTAGTCACAAGCTGCACCGCCGCATCGATGAGCAGCGGCAGATTCTCGATCAGCGTATTCACGATGGTCATGAGCGCAGACACCGCCGCCGGGATAAGCTGCGGAAGCAGGGATAGAAGCGTTTCCAGCACCTGCGAGAACAGTTCGGTGACCGCCTCCAGCAGTGTGGGCAGCAGTTCACCCACAGCCGTCAGCAGGGCATCCAGCGCCGTGGGCAGAGCCGCCACGATGTTCTCGATGACCGGGGTGATGTTCGCCACCACGGTCTTGAAGGCATCCACCATGTTGTTGCACAGCAGCTCCATGTCAGCGTCCGCATCACCAAAGCCTACGATGAGGTTCGACGCGGCGGATTTCAGCGCATTGACAGAGCCGGAAATGGTGGCTTCCGCTTCTTTTGCGGTCGTACCGGCAATATCCATGCTCTCCTGCATGACATGGATGGCTTCCACCACATCGGCGTAGGAGGATATATCATACTTGACGCCGGATATCTTTTCCGCATCGGCAAGCAGACGCTCCATTTCCTGCTTTGTACCGCCGTAGCCCAGCTTGAGGTTGTCAAGCATAGTATAATTTTGTTTGGCGAAACCTTGGTATGCGTTTTGGATGGAGGACATATCCGTGCCCATTTTATTGGCGTTATCGGACATATCCGTAATAGCCATATCTGCATACTTGGCGGCTTTTTCGGTGTCACCGCCCAGAGACTGGATCAGGGATGCAGAAAAGCCCGTGACCGTCTCCATGTACTCGTTGGCAGAAAGTCCTGCCGTTTTGTATGCGTTGGCGGCATACCGCTGGATCTCCTGCGAGGAGTCCTTGAACAAGGTATCCACGCCGCCGACCAGCTGCTCGTAGTCCGCATAGGCGGCGATAACTTCTTTGCCGAGCTTTACGGCGGCGCCACCTGCGGCGACGGCCACAGCACCGAGCGCCACACCTACGGTTTTGAGAACCTTGCCGAAGCCTTCAAACTTACTGCCGGATTCCTCCGCAGCCTTGCCGCCATCCTTGATGGCCTTCTCATTTTCGTCCAGCTCCCGATTCATGTCGTTGAGGGCGGCTTCGGCATTGTTGAGCTGGATCTGCCAGTTCTGGGTGCGACGGTCGTTCTCTCCGAAAGAGGTGGCGGCATTCTGCAGAGCCTTGCGAAGGGTATCGATTTTTGTTGTCTGCTCATCGATCTCTTTTTGCAGCACCTTGTTCCGTGCGGCGAGTGCCTCCACGGATTTATCGTTTTTATCGAACTGAGAGGTGGCGAGCTTCATTTCGGAGCCGAGCACCTTGAAGGACTGGTTGATGTCCGCCAGCGCTTTTTTGAACTCCTTTTCGCCCTCAAGACCGATCTTCAGTCCGAAACTGTCTGCCATGTACCGTCACCTCCTTGTGGATGGCATGAAAAAAGCACCCTCTCACCGAGAAGTTGGGACGAAACCGTCCGAAGTTTTCGATGAAAGCGTGCCTGATGGTATGAAAAAGGAGTGTCCCCGAAAGGTCACTCCTCGTAGATATATGAGTTATTTTGTCAGAACAATTCTACCCGGCCAAGCAGTAGGTCGATCAGATTGCAGTGGAAGATGCCGTTGTCGTCATAAAAATTGTGCGGCACATCCATGCGAACGATAATCTTTTTGAAGAAATCCTTGGTAAGCATCAGCGATGCCAGCTCGGAGAATTCCTTTTTATCGGTATCCATGCGGAAAGCGGACTGAATATAGATTTTTTTATCTGCATCGTTTACCACAAAGTCGATCTCTTTCTGAACCTTGCTGTCGCCTGCGCGGTCGCAAACCACACCGACATCAACAGAGTACCCGCGCCGCAGAAGTTCGTTGTAGATCATGTTTTCCATGATATGACCGGGATCGTACTGGCGGTAATTCAGCCGTGCGTTCCGAAGCCCGATATCCGTATAGTAGTATTTGTTCGGATACTTGAAATAGGTCTTTCCTTTGACATCGTATCGCTTTGCCATTGAAATGAGGAAAGAGTCGATAATATACTGCACATAGTTTGAAACCATCGCAGGATTGATTTTTTCGTTCTTCATGGACGCGATGGCATTTGCGATATTGGTCGGATTCGTCAGCGAACTGATCTGCGAAGCAAGGAAGTCCAGAATATCATTCAGAACATCCTCGCGCTCGATGCCGTTTCGCTCCACAATATCCTTGACATACAATTCGCTGTAGAGGGAGGTCAGATAATCCTTCTTATCTTTGTCATCCTCCAGTGCTAAAAGTCTAGGCATACCGCCATAGAGCATATAGGTATCCAGCGCTTTTCGCTCGTCGCCGCCCACGGCAGAATAAAACTCCGCAAATGACAAAGGGAACACATGGATCTGTGTAGCACGACCTCGAAACTCTGTTGCAATATCTTTCGACAGCCCTTTGGAGTTACTGCCGGTGACATAAACATCAAGGTTTTTATATGCCTTGAGTTCGTTCAGCATATCGTAGATGGTAACCTCGATGCCGCCGTTTTCCTTGTCCACTACTTTCGTGGTGAACTGCACCTCATCAATGAACAGATAGAATTTTTCATCCTTCCTGTCCCGGACGGTGCTTTCTACATATTCGCACAGAGTGATCGGATTTCTGAACTTATAGTACCGCCGCTGATCCAGCTCGATTTTCAAAATATGATCTTCCGAAACGTTCTGCGAAAGAAGATACTCGAAAAACAGATCGAAAAGCAGTACGGACTTGCCGCATCTGCGTATGCCTGTGATGACCTTTATCTCGCCGTTCCACATACTGTGGATCAGTCGGTTCATATAGGAATCTCGTTTAACCATGCATTTTACCTCGTACTTAGGACGAAACCGTCCGAACTTCTATGTGTAGTATACCACGATTTTTGAAAAATATCAAGGCTATACGAAAAAGTTCACAAAGAAGTTGCGAAGGAAACGGACAAAGTTCGAGGTGAAGCTGTCCGATATGGGTCAAATGCCGTCCGGGATAATATCGTCAATGTAGTGTTCGTGAGCGGGAACAGCCTGCCCGTTATACTGCTTGTGGCACTCCCATAAGTCCAGCAGCAGACCGAACGGCATCAGCCACACCTCATCCTGGCTGAGATGAAGGTGGGCAAGGCCGTAGTAGAGAAGCCGGGTAAACAGCTCCGCATCGGAGACTGTTACCCGACTTGTGCGTTTTTTGAGTCTTTCTCGCTTTCCACATTCCGCTTGGTACCCTTGTAGAGTGCTTCCGTAATGGCGGTTTTGTATCCGGCGAGATCAAGCGGCGTGGTCAGAAGCTCCACCACATCCTCCGTGAGCAGCTCTTTGGGGTGCTCCTTATCCTTGAGGTTGTGAATGAGGATGCTCTGATTTGCCAGAAGCGTGATGAGCCACACGATCTCGCCGATGGCCATTTCAAAGTTCTCGGACTTCATCAGCTTCTCGCCGAGGTTTTCCAGCCCGCCATAGCGACCGGCGATCTCCTTAGTAGCCTTGGTCGTGAGGAGCAGCGTGTACTCCTCATCACCGATGTTAATGACTGCAGTTCTCTCGTTATCCATTGTGCGTTACCTCCGTTAGCCCTGATTCTGGGGAGCTGTAGTATAAGTCGGCTCGTAGACTTCCTTATACCAGTTCGTGATGGTCGCAGTGGGCACATCGCCCTCCAGTGCTTCCGCCTTCCACGGGTGCTTGCCGCCTGCGTCTGCTTTGTTGCGGCGCAGAATGGTGCCTTCAATAGTGGGTGTAGAGAAGGTAATGCTGTCGCCCTTGGTGGCAAGGTTCGTTGCCGGAATACCGAATTTCACTCGGTACAGCCAATAATACTTGTACTTGCCGTTGGACTTCTTGGCACGGAATCCCACCGCCACAGGGTCGCCGCCGTCCTCGGATGCGGAAATCAGCACCTTATTCTTGTCGATGGTTGCACCCGTGAGGTCGGATGCCGCCGTAGAGCCGATATCGTCAATGCCGAGGGAGAGTGTGCCGGATTTGAATTCCTTTACGATCTCCGAAGCGCCGTCGTCGGCATAGAGCGTTGCCTCCGCCAGTTCCACCGAAAGGTCAGCGGAGATGGCTTTCGCAAGCTGCTCCGGCGTACCGTAGTTTTCCTCACCGGCGTCATTCTCGGTGATTTTTGCGTAATACAGTCTGTCAAGACCGATGGTCGCCATAACTTATTCCTCCAATTCGTAGATTTGCGCCACATCAATGGCGTAGTGATGATAGCCGGTCTCGGTTTCAAAGCCGATGTACCGGCGGTCGGTAATATAGAAATCCGCACCCAGCAGGGCACGGACAAGGTCGTTTTTCAGTTTGGTGTAACTGCCCTTTGTGAAGAGGGACAGCCGTGCCTCCTGTGTTTCGCTGCCTGGGGCGTTGTCGGCGTGAAGCTCGAAGTTGTCCGACAGCGGCGTGATGACCAGATAGGTGTCCGGTGCTTTGCCGGAGAACACACCCGTTTCAACGGGAACCCCACAACTTTTTGCGGTGGTTTGCAAATCGGATAGTAAGCTCACAGCTTTTCCACCTCCTCATCCAATGCCTTGGTCATGGCATCGATGCATTCCTGCCGGGATGCGGTTTTCGCAGGTTTCAGAAACGGCTTTGCAGGCTGACCGTGCTTGCCGTATTCGAGAATGTTGGCCAGCTTGGCGTTGCTGCCGCCGTCCGAGCGAGGTTCGGCGAAACCGACCTTGATGTCGTGGTTTCCGTCCCGGTTCAGCTTGGAGGGAGAAAGACCGAGCGCACCTGCCAGTTCACCCGTGGCGCGGGATTTGAATTTTGTCCCTCTGCCAATAACGAAGGAAAGTTTGCTCTTGACTTTCTTCAGCACCACATCGCCACCGGCCTGCAGAACGGTATCCGCCACGCTGTCAAAGTTGCTGCCGAGCTTGGATATCTTCAGAAGGAAATCCTCCGGCATTTTCATGTCGCACTTAGCCAACGGTCGGCACCTCCTTCTTCGCCAGCACCTCAATGTACATCCCACGCCCCTTTACATCCTCCACGGAGACAATGTCGTAGTGAAAGTCATCGCAAATGAGAAACTGGTCTGTGGTGATCGTCAGCCCAGGAATACACCGAAAGCGGAACAGGTCGGTCGCTTCGCTGAATGCAGCGAGGTTCGCCCAACGCTGACTGCCGTGCCGTCCTTCACGATATACACGGACGGAAGCGAGGACTTCTTCCTCGGAATGGGTGAAGCCCTCGCTGTCCTTGACCTGTCTGGTTTTCACAATGTCGGCAAAGCCGTTCATTTTTCCAAAACTCATACCTGCCACCGCCTATCCAAGCGGAGCAGCAGATTGACCGTGTTCCACACCTGCTGTGCTGCTCCGGTATTATCCGCAAAGAAGCCGCCCGTGCTGCCGTCCCGGCTTTCATGGAAATGGGACGACAGCATAATGACGGCTTGCTCTGTGGTGGCTGGCATGGGATTCTCTTTGTAATAGCCCTCCAGGATGTGCTGGTAGCTTTCGGCGTAAGAAACAGCGGCGGTGATGTAGCTTTTCAGCAATGCATCATCCGCCGTGTGTTCCAGAATGAGATTGGCTTTCACTTTGGAAAGAAGCCCATCCATCACCGCCGCCTCCTCTCATCAGGCGGATGCCATCTTGAGCAGCTTGACTGCTTCGGGCAGCACCAGCTTGCCGTCTACACGCTCCTTGGCGACAAAGCCCACCATGCCGTTTCCGGCAAACAGCTCCTTCAGCTCCGCAATAGAACGGGAGCCACGGTCACCGATGTTGTAGTAACTGAAGTCACCGAATGCGACTGCGGCCTTGCCGGGAGCAGGGACAGGGAAATATGCAGAGGTGTAAACCTTGTAACCCAGCACACGGTCAGGCTCACCCGCCTGCAGAGAGGGCTGCCACAGATACTGACCCGTGCTGTCCTTCAGCTTGCGGAGTTCTGCAACGCAGACGTCGTTAGCGAGGAACACAGCGTTCTTGCGATAGGGACGCTTGAGGGAATACACCAGGTCGATGATTTCGTCGGCAGTTACCTTGCCGGAGGACTTCGTAGTCACACCGACCTGTGCACCGCCGGTTTCAGCGAGGATACCCAGAGGCTGACCGGTGCCGGTGCCGTTGATGAACGCATCCTCCTCGGCATTGGCCAGCGCCTTGCCGAACTGCTCCAGAATGTAGTTTTCCAGATTGAATGCGTTATCGTAGAGCAGCTCCTCGGTCACCTTTGCAGCAACATGGAGCTTGTGGGCATCCAGGATGATCTGGTCGAAGGTAGCGTCACCGAAAGTCAGTGCGCCGCCCTCCTCAATCCACGCAGCCGCAGGCTTGGTGGCTGCGATGTTGATTTTGTGCTCACCGCTGGTGGTGATAGCAGTGCCGAGAGAACGCATAACGTTTTCCTCGTTGAGCACCTGAATGAGACGGCTGTCATACTCATCCGGCACCAGATAGCCGCCATTGGCATCGATGCCCTCCTGCAGCACATTACTGATCTGACGAAAGTTGGTACGCAGAGCGTTGAGCATACCGCTGCGGTAGGCATCGGTGGCACGGAAGCTCTTAGGCTGCTTATCCTCGGTGGTCTTTCCGTTCAGGGGCTTTTCGGTGATGGGCGCAGAAGTGGGCTTGGAAAGCTGAGCTTCCATCGCTGCCATAGCCTCCATGCGCTCGATCTCGGCGCCATAGTCCTGCACTTTCTTTTCCATCTGAGCATAGGTCGCAGAATCCTCATCGGAAAGCAGACCGTCCTTGTCACGCTTGGTCTCCACAAATGCCTTTGCAGCGTTCCAAGCCTGGTTGCGCTTTTCGCGCAGTTCATTGATCGTCATATAAATTACCTCCAGTTTTTAATGAGATTGAGCCGCTCCATAAGGTCATCGGCTCTGTGTTTTGTTTCGGCCTTGGGTTGAATGGCGCACTTTGCGGCAATCTTTTCCATGAGAGAATTCACCACATTTGCCTTGGAATACAGCATGGAAACGGTGGGTGCAGCAGTATTCTCGGTTTCCGTGCTTCTCTGCATAATTTCATCCGCAAAGCCAAGTTCCACAGCCCTGTTTGCGTCCATCCAGGTTCCCGCATCCATGAGGTGCGAGAGCTTGGCGCGGGAAAGCCCCGTCTTGATTTCATAGGCGTTGATAATAGAATCCTTAACGCTTGAGAGCATCTCGATGGCTTTCTGCATTTCCTCCGAATTGCCGAATGCCGCAGTCATGGGGTTGTGGATCATGAGCATGGACACCGGGGACACCAGTACCTTCGTACCTGCCATAGCAATGACGGACGCAGCGGATGCCGCAATACCGTCGATTTTCACGGTCACATCACCCTTGTAGTCCATGAGCATATTGTAGATTTGCGCCGCAGCCACGCAGTCGCCGCCGGGAGAGTTGATCCATACGGTAATATTTCCGCTGCCGGACATGAGCTCGTCCTTGAAAAGCTGCGGCGTGACGTCATCGTCAAACCAGCTTTCCTCGGCGATGGTCCCGTTCAGGAACAGGGTTCTTTCCTGTGTCTGTTCCTGCGTCTCCGAGTTCGTTTCCGTCTGGTTCTTCCAATTCCAGAACTTCTTCATCGGTTTTTTCCTCCTTTCCATCGTCGTCGCAAAGTCCGCTAAGCTCCGTTTCCGCTTTATGCGAAAACTGCGCCTGTTCCCTTGCTCCTCCTCTCCCCACAAAGTCATTTGACTTTGCGGGGACCCCATCTTGGGGTGTATCTGCAAAAGCACCCGCATTCTTCAGCGGGAGCATATTGCCGTTAATGAGGTACAAATCGCCGCCATCCTCTGCCGGGATACGGTCGAGGTTTTCCAGCTCCCGGATGTCGTTTGCGGACATCCAGCCGTTCTGGCGGCCGATGGCGTACCCGTTCATGCGGCTTTGGTAATCGCCGCGAAGCAAGCCTTCCAGATTGAACTTCACGAAATACACGGCTTTTTCGTCCCGCGAAAGGAGTGACCGCTGAATGGACTGCTCCCAGCGGATGACCCAGGGGTCAAGGGTGTACTTCACGAACTCCAAGGACTGCTGCTCAATATTAGAAAAGCTCGACTTTTCCAGGTCGCCGACCATGTGGGGCGGGACTCGGAAAATTCGAGCGATTCCATTGATTTGGAATTTGCGTGTTTCAAGAAACTGCGCCTGCTCCGGCGAGATACCGATGGGCGTGTATTTCATGCCTTCCTCCAGTACAGCGATTTTGTTCGCATTGCCGCTGCCGCCGAAGGTAGACTGCCAGCTCTCCCGCACACGCTGCGGGTCTTTGATGGTGCCGGGGTGTTCCAGCACACCGCCCGGTGCAGCACCGTTGGCGAAGAACTTTGCACCATACTCCTCACAGGCAATAGCCATGCCGATAGCGTTCTTTGCCATAGCGATGGGGCTGTAGCCGACCAGACCGTCAAAGCCGAGTCCGGGGATATGCAGCACATCCGAGGGCTGAAGCGTTACGGCGAACTCCTTGTTTTTGATGGCTTCGTCCGAGCCACGGTAATAGGTGTAGTAGAGACGCCCATTTTCATCTCTGTCCACCGACATCTTGTTGGGCATAAGCGGATACAAAGCAACGATTTCATTTTTACCGTTGCGGATGATTTGCGCGTAAGCGTTGCCCCAGAGAAGAAGGTGCGTCATGAGGGTTTCCCGGAACACGAAAGAACTCATCTCCGGGTTCGGCTCATCGTGGAGCAAGCGGTAGAGCGGATGGTCGAGCGCCATTGCCTTGCCGCCGTCGCTGTTGTATCGGTAAACATGAAGCGGGAGCCCTGCGATAGCTTCGGCCAGAATACGGACGCAGGAGTAAACCGCAGTCATCTGCATGGCACTGCGTTCTGTTACCGTTTTTCCGGAGGTGCTGCCACCCATGTAAAAGGTGTAGCGAGAGCCGACTGTGCTGTCGGTGGGCTTATCTCTGGATTTGAATAGTCCACTGAAAATACCCATATCACATCACCGTCCTTTCATAAAAATAAAAGACCACGAGTGTCATAGACGCTCTCGGTCGTATCGTTGCCGCACCGGATGGCACGGTCCAAGGCCATGACAGTTGCCACGGCACCGTCGATTTTCTCTGTAGACTTTTCCTTGTCCGGCTTGATGTTACCGGCGGGATCAGTCCGCACATAAATATTGTCCATCATCCAGCGAAGCACCGGATGTCCGCCGTGGGCGATGCGCTCTTCCAAGACCAGCTTCATCAGCTCTTTGGTCGGAGGGCTCATATCCTTAAAGCCCTGTCCGAAGGGAACGACCGTGAAGCCCATACCCTCAAGGTTCTGGACCATCTGCACGGCTCCCCAACGGTCGAAGGCGATCTCACGAATGTTGAAGCGTTCGCCCAGCTGCTCGATGAATTTTTCGATATAGCCGTAATGGACCACGTTGCCTTCGGTAGTTTGCAGGAAACCTTGGCGTTCCCACACATCGTAAGGGACGTGATCCCGGTTGACCCTCTGGCCCATGTTTTCTTCTGGTATCCAGAAGTACGGCAGGATCACAAACTTGTCGTCTTCGTCCAGCGGAGGAAAGACCAACACGAAGGCGGTAATATCTGTGGTAGACGAGAGGTCCAAACCACCGTAGCAGACCCGGCCTTCGAGGTCGTCTTCGTTTGTAGCAAAAGCGCAGCGGTTCCATTTTTCCATCGGCATCCAGCGCACAGCCTGTTTGACCCACTGGTTGAGCCTTAGTTGCCGGAAGGTGTTCTCCTCGGCAGGGTTCTGCTTTGCGGACTCACAAGCGGCCTTTACCTTGTCGACGCCTACCGTGATGCCGAGCGAGGGATTCGCTTTCTTCCAGACCTTCGGGTCCGTCCAGTCATCGTTCTCATCGGCACCGTAGATGACCGGGTAAAAAGTCGGGTCAATCTTGCGGCCCTCGATGATGTCATTCGCTTTCTGGTGCGTTTCATAGCAGATGGATTTGGTGTCCGTCCCGGCTGTGGTAATAAGGAAGTAAAGCGGCTGCATACGAGCATCG